TACCCCGAAACGCTTGAGCCTGTGGCGATGAAGGTTGTTTTGAAGGATAAGAAAGCGTATTGCTGGTCTCCTGATGAGGAGCTTGACGGCATACATTGTACTAATTGTGATAAGTTTTTACAGGAAAAGCCCAAGAAACAAACCATGAAGAAGTTTTTGATGCGCGGTTATGGGGCGCATATGGGCGATGTATACTGCCGGTTTTGCGGACAACGCCTTGATTGGGCGAAATAAAATTTAAAAATTTAAAAGGAGTATGAAAAATGATTGGTTTAATTTCGGGAATTGTGTTTTCAGTTTTATTTATTTTATGTCTTATTATTTCATTGGTACGTGAAAGCGCGGATATTTATGCGATAGCTGCGCTATTCTTTGTTTTAGCAATTTGCGGGTTTGTATTAATTTATTTTACGGGAGTGGTAAACTACGCTGAAACGACCGACATAGACAAGGCGAGGATTACGGCAGTAGATACTATTCAGACACCATTCAGGATATATTATAAAGTAGATGTTGAGTATCTAACAAACACGCCGTATCAGCAAGGCATAATAACGCAAGTTCAAATTGAAAAAGATACATATTACACTTACGATAAGAATTTAGCAATGGAGTTACGAGCTAATATGTACAAGGAAATGATTATTATTTCGGGCTATAAAGGCGGATTCGAAACATGGAAGGATTTCAATGATAAGTTGATAAAAGGATATGAATTGATAAAGGAATAAACGAACGGATGATGAGCCTGGAAATGGAGGTGTGTAGTGATTATGGACGCAAAAGAAATTATGGATAAAGTTGCAAATAATTACCATTGTTAAATCTTTGTTAAAAAAGAAGGATTTTGGAACTTCAATGTCGAAGTTTAGTAGAAAAACCCACTCGTTAACACGGTATGCGTCTACACTAGGAAAAAGCGAGCGGGAGTCAGCAAGAGAACGCGAGCGATGCTTTTTACGGTTAGTTTACGCTAACTTGAAGGTGATAGAGAGTGAGATTGAGTTTGATACTCTGTTTAAAAATAAATAAATATTTTTATTATAATTATATTAAAAGTACTTGACATGCACTATTATTAAGTATATATTTATATTTGAATAGAAATATTGTAACGATATGCTGTATTAGCATATCGTTATTTTTTATTTGAGAGGTGATAAATTATGCCAAGAGGTAACCCGCAAAATCTAATACCGTCAACAGAGCGAAGTAAGGAAGAAGCACTAATGAATTCGAGAAAAGGCGGAATAAACAGCGGAAAAACGAGAAGAGCGTATAAAACGTTCAGAGAGGCTTGTGCTGGAGTAGCTGATTTTGAAGCGATGGTAGAAGCCCTTAAAAACCAAGCGTTAAAGGGAAATATACGTGCGTTTGAGGTGTTTAGGGATACGTTTGGTGAAAAGCCTGTAGATAAGGTTGTTATAGAGAAACCATATAGCGAAACTTCAACAGAGGTTGAAAAATATGCGGAAAAATTTAAAAAGTAAGTTTTTAGATATTCTTGGATATGAACCATATAAGTTGGGGCATTGGGTAGGGTTTAAATATCTAACAGAACTGCATAACGACTGGATTCAAAAGATGTTGTATAGCACGCAAGATATTACAATACTTGCACATAGAGGCAGTTATAAGACATCTTGCTTATCAGTAGCAATGGCGATACATATAGTATTATTCCCTAATAAAAATATAATATTCGTGCGTAAGACCGACGCTAATGTTGCTGAAATCATTAATCAAACTAAGAATATACTGCAATCTGATGCAATGCAAACAATATCCGGGCATATATATGGAGTGCCGGTTAAATTAACTAAGAGTAACGCAAACGAAATAACTACAGACTATATGACAAACGTTAAAGGCGGAGTACAGCTGTTAGGTTTAGGTATAAAAGGCAGTATAACCGGAAAGCACGCAGATTTGATAATAACTGACGACATAGTAACACAGGAAGACAGGATAAGCAAAGCGGATCGTAATTATACTAAGATGGTATATATGGAGCTTCAAAATATAAAGAACAGGGGCGGAAGGATTGTAAATACAGGAACCCCGTGGCACAAAGAAGATGCAATATCTATAATGCCGAACGTTGAAGCATATGATTGTTATACAACAAAGTTAATAAGCGATGATATATTATCAGATATTAGAACTAAACTTACGCCTTCGTTGTTCGCGGCTAATTACGAACTTAAACATATAGCTTCGGAAACTGCACTTATTACAACTCCGCCTAAGTTTTTCGAAGACGAATCTTTGTTATATAACGGAATCGTACATATAGACGCAAGTTATGGAGGAAACGATGCAAGCGCAATGACGATTTGCAGACGGATAGGCAACAAGTATTATATACTCGGAAAGCGAAGACAGAAACATATAGATGATTGTTTGGACGAGTTTTTATTAATTAAGAAGAGTCTAAGATGCGGAAGCATATTAACGGAAAGCAACGCTGATAAGGGTTATTTAGCAAAAGAGATACGACGGCGCGGTCATTATGCAAGGGAACCGTATCATGAGAATATGAATAAATATGTGAAAATAAGCAGTTATTTGAGACCGTCGTGGGATAACATATATTTCCACAATAGCACAGACAATGATTATGTTAACGAAATACTTGACTATACAGAGGACGCTGATCATGACGACAGTCCCGACAGTCTTGCAAGTGTATTAAGGACATACAAAGCCGCTAATATAATACAGGTATCAAATCTAAACTTTTAGGGGATAATGTTATGATACAGCTTAACGAAGAGTTTTTTGAAAATATTACGTCTGATAAGTTAGATTTTTTAGACGGACTAATTAAGCCGTATCTGAATCATAAACAACAATTATATAATCGGTATAGCAGAAAGGCTAATACCAACGATACAATGGGAGCGTATACAGATAGAATTATTGTTGCGTTTGAATATTATATAGTAAACATGGCAAAAGGATATCTAGCAGGACTAGAGCCTAAATATACTGTTAAAGACAGCGATAATATGGAATCATATCAGGAATCAATAGACTTTATTAGGCGCTATAACGACGACGCCGCGACATTTATAGAGCTTATGCACGACTATCTTATAACCACATCGGCATATTTATATATTTACGAAAATGAAGAAAATGAAATAGTATATACGAGGTTCGATAGTTTGCAAACTGTTGTTATATATGATTATGGTACTCCTCCGTATCCCGTGGCATCTGTACGAAAATGGATTGAATCCGATCCTAATGGAACCAAAATAGAAGTTATGGAAATAGTTACAAAAAACGAGCGGGTAACATATAAAAATGGCAACAAGCATGGAGAATCTGAAATTATGCTTTGGGGAGATATACCTATAACGTCATTCGAAAACCCTGATGGAATAGCTATATTTGAACCTGCGCTTGATAAAATAGACGCATATGAAAATCTTGTAACAAATATTAAGAGTATGACGCAATATAACGATACGGCAAAGCTTATGTTGCGCGGGTATATGTTTATGTCGCCTGATATGGAGAGTGAAGACCGCCGCAAAGAAGAAGAGCGCATATATAAATCTAAGTGTTTGCAAGTAGACGCTGACGGAGATGTTAAATGGCTATTAAAGAACATTGACTATGGAGGAATATTAGACGTTTTGAAACAATTGCATGATCTAATTACAATGCTTACCGGTGTGCCAAATATGACAGATCAAGCGTTTAGTAATGCAGATAATGCAAGTGCGCTGGGATATAAACTTTATGCACTAGACCAATACAGTGCGACAGCAGACAGGGTATTCAAGAAAGGGTACTTGCGTTTGTGGGAAATAATAACAAACAGGCTTAACCTTAAGGGGAATAGTTATAATTTCAGGGATATAGATATTGCTTTTAACAGGAATATACCTACAGATAAGGATAAAAGCATAGACAGGGCTGTAAAAGCATTAAACAGCCAGCTTATAAGCCTTGAGACTGCTATAAATATTAGCGGTATAGAAGTTGACGCAGACAGCGAGATAGAGCGCATTAGAGCAGAACGGCAAGACGATTATACAACTATACAAAATAAGCATGTAGAGGACGTTGTTGATGACGAGAAACCAATATTGGAAATATCCTGACCAAAAGCAATCACAACTTGATAAGTATACCAGTATAGAGTTTATGAGATTGCAAAACAGAATACAAGCTCTTTTAGACAGATTCAAAAAGCTTGACGGAATAATGAGTTTTAGAGAATTATACAGGTTTAAAGATGATATTAGAAATATTGAGAAGCTTTCTCTTATGCCGTCAAAGGAATTTGATCTTATGCTTCGGGATATTAAGCGCAGAAAACTAATAAGACGCGCAGACGCTATATATTTTTTGTTGATGTTCGAGTATATAAACGCATATTCAAATATTCGCAAAAAGTCAATAGAGCTGAACACCGAAATATATAGACAAAAATATGAAGAGTTCACGGGATCTGAAAGCGAAGATACTATTGACGACATGATTTTATTATATACGTCGGTATTGCCTATAGGAGTTAGTCCTGATAATATGATATGTACAGAGGCGATTTTTAGAACAGACCAAATGTTTAAGGCTATAAGAGCGCAGCGAGGAGCAGACGAAAATTTTAATAATTCTAATAGCCCTGCGATTGAAATAGCACTAGCACGAGCTAAAAATGCGCTGATAGTTAAGTCACAGGCAATTGGATATCATGGCATACTAGACGTGATAATGACTTCGGTTATAGGATACGCTATAATAAATGCGGCGTATAAACTAAATGCAAGAAAATATACGTTTATGGCTGTATTAGACGAAAGGACAACCGATATATGCAGACATTTGGATAGTGAAATAATGAATGTTAGTGATATGAGGTTAGGCTGGAACGTACCGCCAATATCGTGGGACTATAGGACAAACGAACCTATACCGCATCCGTGCCGCAGTTGGATAGTATTAAAAGTTAAAGAAAAAGACAAGGTATGATATGCCGTGGGGGCGTTAAACTCATATTTGCCGAAAGGCGTAAAATTTGGAGGTAGTATAAATGCTTATAGAATCTTCTAATGTTGAAACCACAAGCGCAAGTGTATCAGAAAAATCCGCAGATCAACCAACAGAAACTAAAGATCCGCAACAAGTAAAGACATTCACGCGCGACGAGGTTAATAAGATGATCGCGGCAGAGAAGAGCAAGGCAATTGAAGCGGCGAGGTTAGAAGCGCAAAAGAAGCAAGAAGAGATTGAAAAACTTAGCAAGATGAAAGCAGATGAACGTGCCGCGCACGAGATGAATCAAATTAAAGCGGCGGCGGAACAAGCAAAAATTGAGCTAAACGCATATAGGCTTAAAGATAAGGCTGTAGCGATAGCTTCCGAAAAGGGAATTGATACATCTCTGCTTAATCTAATTAATTTTAAGACCGAAACGGACGAAACTACAGAGTCTAAGGTAGAAATAATCGCAACTACGTTTAACGCGGCAGTGCAAGCGGAGGTAGAAAAGCGATTAAAACAAACAAGTCCGACTACCGTAAGACAAGAGGGAGTATTTCCTAA